CCGCAGGGCTCGCGACTTTCGGCGGCGATCTGGGGAATGGAGCGAAAGCTGAAGGACGGAACGCTTGTGCATGCAGGACGTCCGTTGATGGCCTGGGTCCTGGGCAATGCGAAAACCGAACAGCGGGGCAGCGCGGTGATGATCACCAAGGAAACGGCTGGCAAGGCGAAGATCGACCCTCTGGTCGCGGCCTTCGATGCCTTCATGCTGATGGCGCGCAACCCGGAAGAGGCGGGCGGGTCATATCTTGAAGCCGACGGCATGCTGGTGCTTTGATGGGGCTGCTGTCATTTCTGGGGCTGGAACGGCGCTCGGCACCTCAGTCGCGCAGCTTTGACGAGATCGTCGCCCGCCTTGACGGGGCAGGCGGACTGCATGAACAGCTGTCGGGCGTCTCGGTCACGCAGGCGATGCAGGTGGCAACTGTCATGGCCTGCGTGAGGGTTATCGCAAATGGATGCGCCACGCCCGAATTGAGCGTCTATCGCGAGCAGGCCGACGGCGCCCGGCAGAAGGCCATAGATGTGCCGGAGTTCCGCGTTCTGAACCGTCGCCCGAACGAGTGGCAGACGAGTTTCGAGTTCCGGCGCACGATGACGATGCATGCGGCGCTCACGGGCAATGCGCTGGCGATCAAGGTGATGGTCGGCGGGCGCGTGCGCGAGCTGATCCCGGTGAGGCCGGGCTATTACGAGATCAAGGAATCGGGCCGCTGGCGCACCGAATATCGGGTGTGGGACGAGTGGGGCTATATCGGCACCTTCGAACCGGCCGATGTCCTGCATCTGCCGAACTGGCAGTGGGATCAGGCCAAGGCGCTGTCGGCTGTGAGCATGGCGCGGGCCGCGATCGGGCTGTCGGTGGCGGCCGAAACCAACCAGGCAGCGCTGCATTCGAACGGGGGGCGTCCGGCCGGCATCCTGACGAGCGAGCAAAAGCTGAGCCCGGAGGCGCTCGACCGGCTCAAGGCGTCGTGGCGGGAGTTCACGCGGGCAAACCGCAACGGCACGGCAGTCCTGGACGGAGGCATGTCGTATCATCCGCTGACGATGACCGGGGTGGATGCGCAGCACCTCGAAACGCGACGGTTTCAGGTAGAGGAAATCTGCCGGGCCTTCGACGTGTTCCCGATCATGATCGGGCACAATGACAAAAGCTCGACCTTTGCCTCTTCCGAGGCGTTCTTTGCCGCGCATCTGAAACACACGCTGGCGCCATGGCACAGGCTTTGGACTCAGCGGCTCGACGAGTTCGTGCTGGACGGCGCCGGCCCGCTCTTCGCCGAGTTCGACACCCGCTATCTGTCCGCAGGCTCGATGGCCGACCGGGCGCAATGGGCGCGGACGATGGCGGAGATGGGCATCTACACGCGCAACGAGCTGCGCGACGAGGAGGGCAAGGACCCGCTGCCCGGTCTCGGTGACCCGCTGACCCCGCTCAACATGAGCGGCACATCTTCGGAGGATGGTGACAATGACCCTCAAGCTTGAGCGGCGCGACACACGCGTGCAGCGCAAGACCATGGACCTTGCCTTCGAGGTTCGCGCGTCGGGCGATGAAGGCCAGATCGAGGGCTATGGGTCGGTCTTCGGTGTCCGCGACAGTTATGACGACATCGTTGCGCCCGGAGCATTTCGTGCGTCGCTGATGGCGCATCGCGCGGCGGGCACGATGCCGGCGATGCTCTGGCAGCACAATGCCGACGAGCCGATCGGGGTCTGGACCGAGATGGAGGAGGACGCAAAGGGCCTTCGCGTCAAGGGCCAGATCATCATGGAGACCGAGCGAGGCCGCGGCGCGCATGCGCTGGCCGCGCGCGGCGGTCTGCGCGGGTTGTCGATCGGCTTCATGTCGAAGGCATGGAGCTATGACGAGAAGACGGGGATCCGCACTGTCACCGAAGTCGACCTGTGGGAAGTGTCGCTTGTGACGTTTCCCGCGCAGGGAATGGCGCTGATCGACAGCGTCAAGGCGCGCCTTGATGGTCTGGCGCTGCCCAAGGATGCCGAGGGAATCCTGCGTGAGGCCGGGTTCTCGAAAGCCGACGCGACGGCATTTGTGTCGTGCGTCATGCGGCTGGGTGTGGAACGGCGCGAGGCCGAGATCGCTGATGCCGAGTTGAACCGGGCAGCCTTGCGGCTGCTCAAGGCAGTCACCGTCTGAGGGGAAAATCAGATGTGCAAGATGATGATGGCCGCGCACTTTGCGGCGTTCACTGCCCGGCTGAAGGACGCCGGCGGCATTTACGAGACCCGCGAAGCCCAGGACCTTTCAGCGACGATCACGCAGATCGCGACGGGGTTCGAGGAGTACAAGCGCGCCAATGACGAGCGGCTGGCCGATCTGGCCAAGCGCGGCGCGGCCGACCCGGTGACCGAGGAGAAGCTGCGCAAGCTCGATGCGCATCTCGACGCCATGTCGGATCTGAAGAAGCGGCTCGAAGCCGCAGAGACCCGTGCCGCGCGCCCCGGCGCCGTTGGCGAACGCGGCGAGCGTGTCGTGCCCGAGGCGGCGGAATACCGGTCTGCCTTTGTCGATTGGCTGCGCAACCCGACCGATCTGGGCCGCCAGCAGCGCATGCAGACGAGCCGCGCCGCGCTGGAAGCCAAGGCGCGGAGCGGGGGCCTCGACCAGCGCGCCGCACAGGTCGTGACCTCGACGGGTTCGGCGGGCGGTTTCGCGCTGCCCGAGGAGATCGAGTCCACGATCGCGCGGCTCATGGTCGACATCTCGCCGATCCGCGAGATTGCCACCGTGCGCACGGTCGGCAGCCCGGATTACAAGGAGCTGTTCGACATCAACGGCGCCGCGTTCGAGTGGGTCGGTGAAGCCGGGACCCGGTCGCAGACGAACACGCCAGATCTGGCGGAAGTCGCGCCGACGATGGGCATGGCTTCGGCCCGCCCGCGCGCTTCGGAGGAGTCGCTCGACGACCTGTTCTTCGATGTCGAGGGGTGGCTTGCCGCGTCCGTCGCCGAGGCCCTGGCCGCGGGCGAGGGGGCAGCCTTCGTTTCTGGCAACGGCACGAACCGTCCGACCGGCTTCCTGGCCGGGCCGACGCCTGTCACGACTGCCGATGCCTCGCGCGCCTTCGGGACGTTGCAGTGCATCATTTCCGGCCAGGCTGCTGCGCTTCCGACCTCGGCGGACGTGTTCTTCGACATGATCTATGCCCTTCGCGCCCGCTACCGCGCGAATTCCCGCTGGGTCACGTCGAAGGCCGTGCTGTCGTCGCTGCGGAAGTACAAGACCACGACCAATGAATACCTCTGGCAGCCTTCGCTTGTCGAAGGGCAGCCCGAGCGTTTCATGGGCTACGCCATCACTGAGGCCGAGGACATGCCTGCCGTCGGCGCCGGCACGTTCCCGCTGGCCTTCGGTGACTTCCGCGAGGGGTATCTGATCGTCGATCGGGTCGGCCTGCGGATCACCCGCGACGAGATCACCCTGCCGGGCTTTGTCCAGTGGTATGTGCGGCGCCGCGTCGGCGGCCGTCTGCGCAACACTCAGGCAATCAAGCTGCTGCGCATCTCGGCCACCTGACGCGCGGGTATGAAACACTTCCGGGGCCGCCACAGGCCCCGGGGCACATTTCGGAGAGATGAAATGCCAAAGCTCACTGCTGATCTGTTCGGCGCGCCGGACGGGGAAATCTATCCGCGGACGTTCCGTGCCGGGGAAGATTGCCCGGCGTCGCTTGAAGAAGCTGCGCGCGTGCTCGGGATTCTTGACGAGATGCCGGCAGAGAAAGCCCAAAAGGGTGCGCCAGAAAACAAGGCGCGGGAATGACCGCTTTGAGACCCGTGCTTGTGACGCCGCCTGCGGTGCTGCCTGTGAGCTTGCAGGAGGTAAAAGCCCAGGCGCGGGTCGACGGGGCTGACGAGGACGGCCTCATACTCGACTACATCCGGGCTGCGGTGGCGCATCTGGACGGCTGGTCAGGCATTCTTGGCCGGTGCCTTGTGACACAAGTCTGGGATCAGTCGCTGGACGGTTTCCCTGCGGATGCGACCATCCGCTTGCCCTTTCCGGACGTGACTGCGGCCGTCATCACGTATCGCGACCCCGCCGGAAAGGGCAAGCG